CCTGAGATGATGTTGTTTCCATATAAGAAAGAACCAGCTACTGGTTCACGAATACCGTCAATGTCTACAGGAGGAGCTGCTATGAACGCAATTATGAAGCATGTCGCTGCTGTAAGTAGGCAGGGGATCATTAAAACACCAAACCAACCAACATATAATCTGTTGTCTGTTGATGTTACCCACTTACACAGGGACTGCCAGCCTGCTAACAACTCGGATTGATTCCGACGTTGTAGAACTGATGTTGCCATAATAGTCCGTTGTATTGAATATAAAAAAAGCCATCCGAGATGACTTAACATAACTATACAATACAGATGTCTTGAACTCGTGACATTAAAAAGAGGGCTTAAACCCTCAATTTTACTTTGCTAATCAGGGATTAGACAGATGTTTTCTTGTCTTTAGTTTTAATTTCGTAGTGATAAATAGAACCACGATAGACATGTGTATTTTTGCCAGGTACAAGAACTAATTTTGAATGATCCTGATCCTTCTTTTGATAGGCAACACCACGATAAGTAAGTTTTTTCATAGGTTATACCCTGTAGACAATATTTAATATAACATTTTTGTAACAACCGCTACCGTTTGTGAAGATACATTAAATCTTAAGAAAATATTAATATATCTTATATATAAAAAGAATCCCCTCTCTGGTGTTCAAGCAGGGAGGGGAAACTTTTGTATGCCTTCTAAGAGAGATCATTTTCTTAGAAGAGTCACAGAGCTAGGAGGCAGCTGTGTACAAATTTATATTGGCAAAAATAAAACTGTCTGCATGATTTATTTACAAACAGAAATAAAAAGAGGAGTCGCACCACCTCCTGTCCCTCAAGGCAGTGCGATCGTTTGCTAGGTGTAAGAAACAGTAAAAATTACACCTTCCTCTGGGGCTGCCACTGTTCTTCTTCGCCCCTGTTCTATAATAGTATCAATATAGATTTTATCTACCCCCCATGACAGCAATATTTAAACCAAAATGTATTGGCAAAGTGGCCGTAGATTCTGGAGTAATTTCTGTTATAGATGCAACACACATAAAAGTTAGTAAAGGTGGTGAAATTAATCTTCCTAGTTATAATTTGTATACATCTATAAATACGGAAATTGGTGATGGAGAGTACAACATCTACGAATGTCGAGATGACACAGGAGGACTTCGCAAAATCATTATTGATATCCAATAAAACGGCTGGAATAGATCCCAGAGAAGATTATAGAAAATGGTTACGTAGCACTCTTCATGATGTTTTAGATAAAGCTGTAGCTGGCGACGAAAAAGCAAAAAATTTTTTAAAAACTGCATTGGGATCTTTAATCTTATGGTCTAAAGAAGAAGACATAAAAATTAATTTTGATGCTTGGATATGGCCTTATATTGATCTATTGGAATTGCAGAAAAACAATCAAAATATTGATTGCTCCCCGTGTTCTGTAGAGGATTAGCAGGTTCTATTCCTAAAATAAAGTGAGTTTTCCATATTGGATCAAAAAAATATGGAGGTCTATGCCAGAAAAATATTTTATTTTCCCTATCAATAGCCCATTCTGGATATTTTTTGTGCCATCTTATACCAGCCTTATACTGCTTATCTGGTTTTAATGAAGTGCTATCACAATATAAAACATCACCTGGATGTAACATCCATCTCAATTTTAAAAGTTCTTTAAAACATCTTAAATAAGTTTTTATTCCATTCTTACCTGTAATTTTTTTCTCTATAGATCTCGCTCTTTTATTATTTTTTCTATGATACCAATCGTTTAACTGCCTATTTGACTTGCCAACAGCAAATCCGACATGCCAAAGCCAAAACCCTTTTTCAAATTCCTTTTGTGGTGTAAAGAAGATTTTACACATTTGCCCCTCGACAAAAAATTTATAGGTAGTAAACTTGCGACGACGATAATTTTTCATTATGGAAGAGTTACTTAAAATTATTCAACATGATCCTGAACTATGGGAAATAGTTGAGAATGCAAAACATCCTGATCAGGAACCTATGGAATTTTTTGAAAGTGTTGGCAAAATGCTTGAATTAGAATTCGAAGAATTACATAGAACAGATTTAAAAGATAAACTTGCCGGTTTATTTGGTGGTTTACCTAAAAAAGCATACATAATGGCTCCCTATCTATTACATATAGCATTGGATATGTTTTTATTAAAAGCAAGTATGGATGAAAAATCAATAAAGGACTATTAAAATGCAATTTGGATACGTATTATGTAACCAGAATAGATCTAAGATCTTAACCCTAACAAAAGATAAACAAGTTAGAATGATAACCTCAAACAAAGAGAATATTGAAAAAGCCTTTTGTTTAAATAGTATGTCTGCTGTAAAATCTATTTACGAAAAGTTTAAAGAAAAAAAATTAGTAAAAGATTTAATAGTAGTAAATATACAAGAGTTCTACAGGGCGGATTGATGTTAAGGTTCGTATTTGATTGTGAAACTAACGGGTTACTACACGAATTAAATACAGTGCATTCTCTTGTATTAAGAGATATAGATTCGGGTGATGTTACTAGCTGTTCCGATCATGACGGATACGAACCAATAGTAAATGGATTATATATGTTGTCTCAAGCCGATCTGCTTGTAGGCCATAACGTAATTAACTTTGATTTTAGAGCTCTTAAAAAGGTATATCACAGCTTTAAATTAAAGAAAAATTGTAAAATAAATGATACTTTAATAGTAAGTCGAGTACTATGGCCTGAGTTAGAGCCAGTAGATGAAGCAAAATTTTCTCACATACCACGAAAGTACAGAGGTAAACACAGTCTTGCTGCATGGGGTGAAAGATTAAATGTAAAAAAAATTAATTTTGAAGGTGCAGACAAGTATGAAGAAAGGTGGGATATATGGTCTAAAGAGATGCAAAAGTATTGTGAGGGAGATACTTTAGTTTCTTTAGAACTTTTTAAATACTTTGAAACTCAAAGTCTTGATTCAAGATGTTATGACTTAGAGCATGATTTTGCGAGAATCATGGCTAGGCAGGAAGCTTTTGGATTTCCTTTTGATGAGAAAAAAGCATTTGCACTGGTTAACGAATTAAAAAAACAAAGAGCTGAGATAGATGATCAACTACAAAAAGTATTCCCGCCAATCTCAATAGAAAGATTTTCTGAAAAAACGGGAAAACAATTAAAAACAAAAATTACTAAATTCAATCCAGCATCACGAAAACAAACATCTGAAAGACTAAAAGAAAAATATCCAGAGATTACATTTGATAAAACTGAAAAGGGTAATGTCAAATTAGATGATGATGTACTAGATGATTTAGGTAAAAAATATTCAGAAGCTGCACTATTATCTAAATACCAATTGCTTAATAAAAGGTTAGGACAAATATCTGAGGGTAAAGAAGCTTGGTTAAAACATAGTCAAAGATATCATGACGGAAGGATACATGGTTCAGTAATAACTAATGCCTGTGTATCGGGACGATGTTCACATCGTAGTCCAAATCTTGCTCAGACACCTCGTGTTGGTCAACCCTATGGAGCCGAATGTAGAGCTTTATTCTATGCTCCTAATGGTTGGAGACAAGTAGGTTGTGATGCCTCTGGCCTTGAATTAAGAGCATTAGGTGCTCAGTTGGCATACTTTGATGGTGGAGAATATTCAAAATTAGTTAGTACGCCAGGTTTTGATATTCATACTCATAACGCCAAATTATTTGGAATATATGATGGTCAAGAAAAAATAGAAAAACGGACAAGAGAATTAGCAAAAACACTAATTTACGCAGTTCTTTATGGTGGTGGTCCAAATCGTATAGGCTCAATCCTTGATTCAAGTTTAAAACAGCAAGATCGACAAGATATGGGAAGAGAAACAATTGACACTTTTTATAGAAATCTACCTGCTATAAAAAAATTGAAAGATAAAGTAGATGAGAAGGTAACTCAAAGAGGATATCTTATTGGGATTGATGGTAGACATTTACAAATCAGGTCAAGACATTCAGCTCTAAATCAATTACTTCAATCTACTGGAAGTCTTTGTGTAAAGAAAGCAACGTGTATTCTTTATGAAGATTGTAAAGATAATCATTTACATTGGGGAATCCATTATGCATTTGTAGCTCACATTCATGATGAGATACAAGCACTTGTAAAACCACAACACGTTAGCCTCTACAAAAAACTTGCAGTGGATTGCTTTCGAAAATCTGGAGAGTATTTTAAATTGCGATGTCCTTTAACAGGAGAGGTAAATGAGGGAAAAAATTGGCAGGAGACACATTAATTATTGTCACTTTCACCATGTTCTAATTTAAGAAATTCAACACATTTATTTATACAATCGTTGTCGTCACCTTGAATTGGACAAGATGATATACATTCAAAATACAAATCGATGGGATCTTTTGTTTTCATATCAACACTTTACATCACTACACATTAAAAATACATTGAGTACAATTTCTTAAAACACAAATTAATTATGTTTAACAAACTTCTTTTAGCAAGTGCTGCTTGCTGTACTTTGTCAACTCCTGCCTTTGCTGGCCTGTATTTAAATGGGGAATTTAATCAACAAAGCCAAGGGAAAGAGTGGAATGGCAATGCCATAGATCTTCATATCGGCTATGAAGGGACATTTGGGGAAAAAGGATCTTTCTATATCCAAGGAGGACCATACCTAGATAACCCTAAAGATGGGGACTCCGAAACAAGAGGATCTGGTAAAGTTGGTGCTGGTTATGAGTTAGCCGAGAATACAAATGTATATGGTGAACTTTCTGTTGTTACAAACGATACAACTGATAATAATTGGGGTACAAAGTTAGGGGTAAAATATAATTTTTAAATAACACCCTCAAACTCATAGGTCAGTGCTCTTTGTGCTGACCTTATTTACATTTAAAACCTATGTCTAATCAAGAGATTCAAGAATTAATTGATCAATCCATCGCAATAGCAATCAATAGGCATAATCGTAACGCTTCAATGATTAGTGCCACATTAGGATTTATATTTATGGGAGCTTTTGCAGACGGATTGTTTAGAGTCTTAGGAGTGATACCACCTTTCATGGACATAGACGTAAGTATTATTACTCAGCTTTCTGAAAAACTGTCCGTTTAAAACTTATTATTTTGAAGTTTTATAATCCGTTTGAATTTATCAAACTTTACATTTTTTTCTTTAATTAAACGGAAAAGATCCTGTAGCTCATTATTCTTTCCAGTCAGATCATCATATTGTGAAATCATAATAATACTTAATAGAATAAAATACTCTCTTGTCATATTAGGATAAATAAGTATAGTAGAACCGCCAGAGTAAAGTTTATGAAGCAGAATTTAAAACACAAAGAGAAGTTAGAAGACATGTCTAACGATGAACTACTTGAATTGCAGGATGGCTTTATTCAGCTAAGGTTACATGCAAACCGCTATCTCGAAAAGATTGCAAACATTGTGCATGCCCGTTTAGAACATCAAGTTAAATCATGAATTTAATCATCTGCTGTGCTGTATACAAAGGAGATACAGTCACTGATCGTGGTCTTAGAACCATGTCATTTGAAATCCCTGGGGTAGGTAAAAAACCTCTTAGTATTCCTATTAAGCTACTACCAAGTTTTGCTGCAGGAGAGACAACAGCTCCTAATGCTTTTGAAGAGGATACTAATATTCTTATCAATGGTCGTCTTTACCCAATGGATGGTGTCATGTACATTGTCCCAACCCAACCTTTAATTGGGGTAAATAAATCCATTAAGCTTAATCAACTATCACTAGCCGGTGGTGTTGGTTTTATTGGAAAACAAAAAAGAGAAGATGCATTTAATTTCGGATTAATGTGTCAGGCTCCACCTCAAAAAGGAATAGGACACACTTGGCAAGATAGCCTAGGTTTTCTTATAGAAAGCTGGGGAAATGATGCAGATAGAATGAAAAAATTCTTATTTGTAGGTCGTCAATTATCTTTAGGGGGTGTTTTAAAATTTGAAGCTTGGAAAGATAAAGAAGGAAAACTAAGATCAAATTACAAAGTAAAAATAAGATCTCAACAATATTCTTTCTTTGGTAAAAATCAAAAGGAAGAAGAGATTATTAACAAGATTGGCAAAGAAATTAAAGATCTTGTTTCAGATAAAAAAGACCCTGTTGCCGAAGATGTTCCATTTTGATATGGTATGTTCGATGACCTTAATAAAAACTTTACTTTCTTAAATTATGACTGTATTAGATCGTTTTAAAGATACTGATAAGTATCCTCGTCGCCTTAGAGAAAAATTTGCCACACTAATTGGACTCAGAGATGAGAAAGCATTATTTCTTAAAAAAGAAGAAATGGATCGTTGTGGTTGGCATGGCGATATTTCTGACTTCCCGAATGCTTCTGAAGAAGAATATGAATTTGGAGATGGCACTGTAAAAGATGGCATCATGTTTAAAACTCCACGTTTAATTATGCTTCGTGGAGCCCACAATACTGACCCAACATTTTTAGAAAGAAGTGATAAAGATCCTGTTACTGGAAGAAATAAAAGTACAATTATGGGTTTTTATGAAGATGCTAAATACCAATGGGATAGTTGGAAAGAGGAACATAAAGGATCTCATAAGACTTCACCTTTTAAAGTAAGAAGAATTATGTTGGTTTATTTAGTTAATAAGGATGGTAAACCAGCCCATAACAAACCATTAGTTCTTTCATTAGGTGGTGGTGCCCAGAAAAACTTTGTAGAAAAATATTCTCAATTTCTAGAACAGCTAGAAAGTTCCTATGCAAAGGCTACAGGAGATACAAATGCTGAGGGATTTGGAGAAAAGATGTGTGCCTCTGTTATATGGACACCAACTTTTGGTGTTGTTAAATATGGGGAGTTTGATGCGAAAGTACTTTCACCTAATAAATGGGTTGAACCTACACCATCAACAATTGCTAATTTTTGGCCGAAAAAGGATGAGGACATAGATAACTATGAAAACATTTACGAATGCTTCCCTGTAGAGGCTTACGGTAAGAACTTCTTTAAACAGATGCAAGAGGAGGTAGGGATCAATGCATTAGCCCCTGGGGTTGATATAAGCACTGCTCCTGTTCTTCCAGCTGCTGACAATCTTGGCGAAAGAAACGTAGAAACTGGTGAATTAGTTGGTGGTTTAACTTAAAAAATTTAAAAATCTGATAAAGCGGATAACTTTCTCGTAATTTTATCCGCTTTTTTTATGAGCTTTTTTGCGGAGTCTCTATCCTCACAAGCAGTAGCTTTTTCTAAAATTTTTACAAGTTTAGATGTTTTCAATTCAACAGACAAATTAACCCTCGTAACTTTGTACTCGTACATTTTTATCATCGACCGCAAGACGTTTAACCAAAGCTCTTATCATTGCTTGTCTCTGCATGACTAGGTTTACTAATTGCTTTGATGCTATCTTTACACTTTTTATATCATTTAAATTTTCTATTTCATTTTTTACAACAGTAGCTGTAAACTCATCCTCTAGTGTTGGTGTACAATCTAAAGGATCTAGAGTTAATTCAATTAAATCAAAAGATGCCATAATTATGAGGATATATTTATTATTCTACGTTACATATTGACAGAAACCGTACACAACTTACAATTTGACCAAAACACTTTACAATGGCTGACCCTTTAAGTTTTGTTCAATTACTTGAAAAAAGTAAAGAGATTGATGAAATCTTACAATCAACTAATGATGCTGAAGAAAAAGAAGAATTAGAATACATTTGGAATTGTCTGAAATCTAGAGAAGAATCAAAATTTGACGCAATAATTAGTGTCATAAAAGATTGTGATAAACAAATTTCTATACGAGAAAAAGAAATTTTAGAATTAAAAAAGAACCAAGATTATTGGAAAAGTAAAAGAAAAACTATTATTAATATTATTAAAAATGCTTACGAAAACAAATTAATAAGTTCTATGCCTACTGGAAATAAATATCAGGCAACAATAAAATCCGTTAAATCCAAATTAATTGATGATTTTGATAATTGGTCAAATGAAGAAAAAATTAAATTTGGTTTAGTAAAAGAGACTTTTTTAAAAAGAATATTTAATGGTGAAATGTTAAATAAATCACAAGAAAAATTACCTGATAAAGAGCACTTAAGAAGGGCATTAATCGAAAACCCAGCAGCTGCCCCCTCGAAGGCGAAATTAGTACAGAGAGTGTCACTGACATACAACTTAAGAAAAAGATTAAAAAAGGGTGTCTAATATTGAATTTACATTAACTACAACTAAAATAGTAAAAAAAAATCATGACAAAAAAAGAAAAATTTAACAAGTTTATTGAAGATGCAGCTGTAGAAACTGAATCTGTTTCAATTCAAAATATGTTAAAAAACTACAAACAGAATCTTAAAAAGGGAACTATCGAAAATTACCAACTTTTCGACAGATAAATCCAAAATACAGAGCGTCTATCCTAGACATACCTACTTGGAATAACATGTCTGGTCAAAAAAAACCAAAAGTATTTGGTGGCACCTCATTATCACTTGAATCTATTTTTTATGAGGGGTATGAGATTAAAAGTTTGAAACATGGAAATACAGGATTAGTTTTATATAAGTATCCAAATAAACTTTATAAATGGGAAGGTTGTTGGACTAGTTGTATAGAAAGTGCTAAAACAGGGGTAGAAAAATTCTTACAGCAAACCAAAAACAAAAAAACTTTTAAATAATGTTAACTATTGAAAGGTCACTGATGAGTAATTTAATGGATGATTTAGCTAAAGGTATTTATAAATATCTTTATGAATCTTCAACAGAATTTGAAGGTAATCATTTTGTGTTAGTTCCTATTACTGATGTTGTAAAAAAATTTCAAAGAAATCATAGGACTATTCAAAGAAGGATTGCTGCCTTAAAGGATGAAGGATTACTTATACCAGTGATAAAGAGACATACAATAACTCTTTATCAAATACTAAATCAGGAGGAATAATGACTACAGAAAAAAATCCACAACATGATCCTTATATAGAACATCTTGATTTTTTACTATCTTCTTTTACCGATAATGGTAGATCATTAAGAGGTTTTACTATAAATCCTCAAGAACTGGCAATAACAATGCTCACAGCTGGTCTTTTATCAAACTCTAAACTGATGATCAGTCCTGATGATGCAATTAAATCTGCTTTTGATATACATAAAAGAATTCAACACCATGTTGCTAAATATCAAAATATACAATTTGCTTCCAAAATTGAAGACTGTTTTGAGGAAAGACCGCCAGAAGTAGACCAAGATTAGGGGGCGATATCCTGTCAACAGCTGACTATTTATTCTTGGATTATCGTTCTAAAGGCGACACAAGAGTTACTATAAATGGGTCAAGGCACTATAAGACTCCTTATGGTGCTCTACCATCTGTAACCACAATCCTCTCAGCAACACAAGGCAATAAAGCAGCGTTAGAAAGATGGGCTAAAAAAAATCCCGGAGGTCGAGAAGCTGCAGCTGCGAGAGGAACAAAAGTTCATTCCTTAATGGAAGAATATTTACTGGGTATTGACAAAGAACCAGTCATTGAAGACAAAGAAATAGCTGAATATTGGGAAGGATTACCTAAGAATTTAAGTAAATTAAACAATGTTATCTGGGCAGAAAACCCAGCAAATGTTGACGATTATGCTTGGACTAAAGGTTCTGATGGTGTATCTCGTGTTTGGCATCCTGGTTTTAAAGAAGATGAGACATATGGATGGGCTGGAGCTCCAGACATTGTTGCTGAATATAAAGGTCAAATAGTATTAGGGGATTTAAAGACATCTACAAATCCTTATTGCTCAAAATGGCCTGACTCAAGTACACCAAAACATGAATATGGTAAGAAGAGATCTGGGTTTATGAAATATCAAAAATGTCAATTACAACTTGCTGCTTATGCGTTAGGACTTGAACACACAATTAATATAGTTCCTGATTTATGTATGACTTTCGTTGCTACAAGAGAGATATCTCAAGTTTTTGTAATTCAGAAACATACTATTGATAAATACAAGAAGAAATGGAAAGACATAGTTACAAAATATTACGAAGAGGTTCTCCCTTCAAAAAAGAAGTCAGAGCTTGAGATGGAGGGGATAAATGGAGATAACACAGACACGTAATAGGTAGGTCTATGTAGCATAAATTAAAGGATATCAACACTAACTGTGGGGTACAAATCCTAAGAAAAAAGAAAATTTCCCTATATATAGGGGTTTCTTAGTCAAAAATAAGAGTTACTCTCATACTGTTAGACAAAAAATATTGAATAATGCCAACTGCACCCCAAGAACCAAATAATCATTTAAAAGCGGGAGAGATTAATTTTGACCTTATCCCAAAGGATTGGGCGTTAACTCCTCTGCAAGGTAAAAGAGCATATATAGCTGGTTGGACTACTCAACCCTACTCAGTGGAAGAAATAAAACGTGAGTTTGATCAGGGAAAGGCAACAGGAATTGGATTAATAACAGGTGTCTGGTCTAACAGTGGTGGATTGATATGGGTAGATATAGATGGATCAGAGGCTATAAAGGGTCTTGAGGAGCTCGCAGGGGCTCCTATATCGGCTGCTTTTCCTCCTACCCTCACCATATCTTCTGGTAAACCTGATAGGCAAAGAATGCTATTTAGCATTCCTTCAACAAAATTAAATCTTTTACCTGATAAAGCAACAATAAAAATAGGGATACCTGCTTTTGAAATTCTTTTTAGATCAAGGCAAGGAGCAATAATGGGTAGTCATCCTGATACTGATGGCTATTTTACAACTTCTCATGGTGGATTTGAATATGCAAAGAATCCTCCAGAAATCCCTGAATGGTTATATGAAGCAATAGCAAAATCTTACCCTACAACAAAATATAAAAAACCTATTAAGTCTGGGATTGTCACTCAACAAGTGAATCTTGATTATGAAGAAGGGTCAGAATATCAATTAGAGGAATGTGTCAATGAAGCCAAGATATATCTTGATCATTTAAATCCTGCAAGATCGGCTGACTATGACGACTGGTTAAAAGTAGGTATGAGTTTAAAACAAATAGATGAGAGTCTATTAGCTGACTGGATTGATTGGTCAAAGCAAGCAGAAAATTTTGAAGATGGTGTATGTGAAAGAAAGTGGGACACATTTGAAATTGTAAATGGTGGTCCTGCTCCAGAAAATCATTGTGGTTTACATCATCTAAGAGCAATGGCTAAAGAAGATGGTTATATAGATGTTGGAGGTTTTGTCGTTGAATCTCCAGAAAACTTGGCTAAAAAGGCAAAAAAAGCCTTTCAACAAGATAATGCAGAACTACCTATTCCTTTTGTAAATCAAGTATTAACAGAGTTAATAGGTGAACCTTCTAATGTGGAAAGAAAATCAATTAGAGAAAATATAAATAGTAAAGGAAAACCAAAAACACCACCTGCTTCGGAATTAGCCGAAATGGTCACAGGTATGGTTATTGAATGTGGCTGGAGATATGACCCTAAATATGATACTTTCATGTTTTATCAACGTAAAAAAGGTACTTGGAGGAGAGAAGAATATAAAGATGAATATAAACATTTTGTTCAAGATTTATTTTTAAGAGAAAGTATTCCTACTCCTGGTGGTTTCACCTCTCATCTTTTATCTGATGTAACAAATTTAACAAAAGCCTATATTACTCAACCTTATTGGAATGACGATCCTGATAAATTAGCTTTTTTAAATGGGGTATTAGAAATGAGCACTGGAGAATTTTTACCTCATGACCAAGAAAATTATTTAACTTGGGGTCTTGACTTTGAATATGATCCTAATGCTGAGTCTGGTCCTATAATTCAATGGCTTAAGAAAACACAATATAATGATGAAGAAAGAGTACAGGTTTTGAGAGCTTGGCTTAAAGCTTGTCTTGTTGGTAAAGGTCATGAATTACAACGATTTTTAGAAGTCATCGGCCCTGGTGGTAGAGGGAAATCTACTTTTGCTAACCTATGCTGTGCTCTTATAGGTAATGGAAACTATGCCTCTACAACGCTTAATCAACTTGAACAAAGTCGTTTTGAAATAGCCTCAATAAAAGGAAAAAGACTTACTTTGATAAATGACTCTGAACGATATGGAGGTTCCGCACAAATTTTTAAAGCTTTGACAGGAGGAGATAATTTAAGATTTGAAGAAAAAAATAAAAATGTTGGTGAGCCTTTTGTTTATACAGGAATGGTTATGGTCTGTGCTAACGAACCTATTCAAACCACAGATAATACTTCTGGCCTTACTAGAAGAAGACTCACTGTTGAGTTTAATAGACCTTTATGGGACAAAAATTCTGAAGCAATAGAAATGATAAAGCTTGAGAACGGAGAAGTAAAAGGGTTATGGAAGTCTTATTTGCCAGGATTAGTAAATTGGGTACTGCAAATGGAAACGAAACAAATGAGAGAATATCTTCTTGATACATATGAAAAAGTAACCCACCTCAAAGCGGTTAGAAATAATATTCTTCTTACAAGCAACAATCTAGTTGAATGGTTACAGTCTGAAGTAGTCCATTCTCCTGAATCAGTGTCTGCTGTAGGTAAAAAAATACCAGCTGCAAAAGATGCAAAAGAGAGATATGTAAACAGTAATTTTCATTTATATGCTTCTTACTGTTCATATTGTGAAGATACAGGATCAAAACCAGTAGGCCAAAAAAGGTTTATAGCTTTGTTATTAGATTGTTGCAAAAATCAACTTGGAATGAAGGAAATCTACAGTTTTAGTAAAAAAGGAAGACCATTTATTAAAGGATTAGTAATAAGAAATAGTGATCAAAAATATAAATCTTCAGAAACTATACTCCCAGAAAAGCAGACGTAGGAAGGGATATAAAAAAAACTGATACTATATATTATTTTTGTTAAGTAATATTAAGTAGTGTTACAAAATGTAACAAGTGTAAAATATAAAGAAGATATAAACAACCTAATGACAACAGTTACAGAATCAGGTGGTCGCCAGAATATTTACTCTGTTGAGCCTCGCACTCAAATAGATCCTAACTATGAAGGTTATCCGTTAGAAGCTGAAAAAGCAAACGGTAGATGGGCAATGATTGGTATTGTTGCTTTATTAGGTGCTTATACTACAACTGGTCAGATTATTCCTGGCATTTTCTAAATTACCCCCTTTATTATCATGACTCCTGAAGCAGAAAGATTTAATGGCTGGGCAGCAATGCTTGGTTTCGTTGCAGCAGTAGGTGCATATGCAACTACAGGTAACATAATTCCTGGCATATTCTAATGAATAACAAAGATATTTTTCTTAAAGCACAAGGCAGAGCAGCAATGATGGGATTCATCGTTATATGTACAGTTTATGGCTTTACAGGACAACTTATACCCGGATTTGTATAATGGACATTCAATCTTATTCTAAACCAATTGAAAAACAAAAAATAATTGCTGAGAGACTTAATGGTCAATTAGCAATGTTAGGTGTAATTGCAGCAGTAGGAGCTTATTTAACTACTGGTCAATTAATTCCTGGTTTTGTTTAATGATATTAGAAGATTCTTATCTGATATCAAATTTTTCTTCAATCCTATGGGTGTTTTATCCCATAGGTTGTTTAATTCTTATAGAATTAATTTTACGTGCCATCGATGGTGACGATGATGATGACCAAAGTGGCGGTATCATGACTCCTATTTTTCAAAAAGCAAAATGAATCACCTCTATTTCACAGTCTTAATTTCTTTATACATTTTTAGTAATGTAGGATCTGTTGTATTTGCGTGAACAGAATTTTTTACAGCCCCTATTACTCATTATATGAGTTTATTTTCTTTGTTATTGTAGGTACAATAGCAGGAATGTATGGTTTTTTAGAGGTATAAATATTTTATTTTTTGTGTTTATGTTGAGGATAATCTTTAGTCATTGCTTTTTTAGATAAATTAAAAGTATCTCCACCACCTTCATGTCCATGAGCTATTCCTAATTCATGTAATCTTGAGTGTTCTTTAATTTCATCTCTTAAATTTTTACCACCTTTGCCAAAAGTCATATAAATTCCATAGATCAATAAAAGTAAAACCAGTAAACCAATAAATACAGCAAAAGCTGCACCTTGACCTAAATTTCCGTGAGGAATAAGAGTTTCTTTGCATTTTTCAATTTTCTCTGCATCTGCCCATGTACCTGGTAAAGTATAAATTGGGGGACAAGATAAAAAATAATTCATAATTTTGATACCTTTAGTTCATTTAAGAGTTTTGTCCAAACACCTTGTGATGCTTTTTTAATTGATTTTTCTTCTTTAAATATATAAAGAAGTCTATGATTGGTTTTTTCAAGATCATAAAGATCAACCATCTTCTCATATAATATTTGACTTACTCTAAAATGAAAGGCTAAATGCCAGCAAATCACATTATTTAACACATAAATAATCTAAGTATTTACATTTTAAACATATTTATATTTTTGTCTCTATTGTGGTTTTGTAGGCCATGTAATATTGAATGGATCAGATTGTGTAGGAACATCTCTTAATGCCTGACGATATGTTTTCCATTCGTCCGATAAAGTAAGATCACTACCGGCTCTCCAATCAGTTTCTGTTAATAAATTATTTCTTTGATTTCTCACTGATCTCCATTCTTGTGTTGTAAGAGCAGTTTGTTCATCTGCTGTTGTCGATTCTACTTTCACGTTATAAACCTTACCATTATCAATATAAGCATCTACTGTAGATAATTTTTGTATTGGTGTTGTATAAGCAAGAGTTTCAACAAGTTCAACAACATTATTTGCTGTTAGAAAATCTGTATTAGGACCGGCAGCAGTGAAACTAGTGTTAGGAAACAATTGTTGGATCGTACCAGTTTTTCGTACAGTGGATACACCTTCTTCATTGTCAATAATTGCGTATTTCATAATTAAGTCTTTAAATATATTCTTTTTATATTATATACAAGGTTTAGATTAAGATTAGCCATCACCACTAAATACAAACCCTGTATGTTGAGAAATGCTACCAGAAGTTGGTGTTCTTACACCATTCCAATAAACGAAATCACATGAAGCATCATTATTATTTCTATTACCCATTCCAAAAGCTGGTTTGGAAGCAGTAGACAAATGGAATGGATCAAGTAGTGATTGACTTCCATCTCCATCTGAATAAGATGTATTAGTTCCTGTCGGTATTCCAAACGCAAAGATACCATCGTCTGCAGACAACTTGCCATTACCCTGATATCCTGTAGAAGTTGCTTGTGAGTTATTACTAAAGTTCCACCCAACTTTACCAGCAGTTGTATTTGAATAAATAGTACCAGAAGGGTCTATTGCAACAGGATGAATATTAAGCATATCAGATAACTCATCTCCTGAAGGATAAAAAATATCACGTACTGCATATAATCCAGGAGAATATTGTCCTGTCCAAAGATTATTTCTGCCTTTTTCGGCTGTGGATGTACCAGTGCCTTGGTTGCCATCAGTATCTACTGAACCAACATTACCTCCAATAAATACCCAAATTAAAATACCATCAAAATTACCACCATCAAACTGTGCCATAGCCATCCATTTTTTACCGTCTATAGCACTTAAACCCTCACTACTACCACCACTCATATCAACAATCTCATTTCCTGTAGAAATAATATTACCTCCATTTGAGTTTGCGTTAAATCCTAAAGCTGTATGAGTTCTTTTACCACCTCCAACTGTTGTTACTGAAATATCTTCTGCACAAGCATCTTTCCCAATCACTGCAAATACGTTAAAAGCAGAATTTTTTGCTTCGATTAAACTTTGGATATTTTGTAAATTTGATGGTGAGGGAAGAGTTGCAGATCCTAAAGACGTTGCGAGTGATTTTAAATCTTGAAAGATTCCACCACCACTGTTACCTGCAGCAGCACGAAGTCTGTGGTGTAATGTCATGAAAGATCACCCACTGTTGCACCATATAATTGTGAACTTACTGCCCATAATTCTATAGCAGTGGCATTTGCACCACCAAGAGTAGGAGCAGACCCTCCAACCCATTTCATAGTCGGCCAAGTAATGGTGTAATTAGATCCAGTAGCAGTAACTATTAGAAGCATTGATTGACCACTAGATATAGTTAGTGCTACAGAACTATTTGTTCCCATTGTTAGTACTTGGATGCCTCCATTACTAGGATTTAGGGTAATAGATGAAGCAGAAGTGACTGTATATACTTTTTCAACTATAGAAGCATTAAAAGTAGCCAACCCGTTAAAATTAATACCACCTGTGAATGTGTCTGCATACTCTAATTGACCTACAGCTGTAGCTCCACTGCCTGTAATGCTTTTAACCTGTAAAAACTTATCAGCTGTAACATTATTATCTGGCAAAATTATTGTGTAAGACTGACCAGCAGTGTGATCAGGGGATTTTATTTTTACTCCATGACTATTAACATGACAATTTAATTGTAAGCAACCCTCATAACTACTGCCATCACCTTTTATCTCTACTGCTCCTGAGCCATTGGGAGCAAGTTTTATATTTCCATTTGATGTAGATGTAGTTATTTCTCTTGTTAATACGTCTAAATTACCACCAAGCTCTGGACTACTGTCATCTACAACATTACTTAAACCTGCACTTGGTAAGTTTGTTAAATTGGCACCTGATATAGCAGGTAAAACTGTAGGAAATCTAGCATCGGGTACAGTGCCAGAATTTAAATTACTAGCATTTATACCTTGTACTGATAGATCTACTAACTGTGCCTTAGTTTGTGTCATTTATGATTAAAAACTTGATTATTAAATCAATTTTACGATGACTTTATTTACGAAATCTCACTGTTTCCATCATTGGTTTACCTAATTCCTGTTCGTATTCTCTTTCTATTTCAAAATCATCAACGTCTGTTCCTGCTTGACTATATTTATTCATTCCTTTTACAAATCCAGATAAGAAAGTCTTACCTCCTCCATTTGCCATTACTGCTGGAAAATCATTATCTCCCATATCATGCACCCATCCTATTTAAAAAATCAGCAACTCTATCACCAACTGGAGTCTCCTGTGATATTGCGTTCATGGGATTAGTTTTTTCAGCTGCCCTTTTATTTGCTTGAAAGTAAGGAGCACTAACCATATTTCCTTGATTCATAGTATCCATTTGTTTTAATTTTGGATCTGACATCAAAGAACTTTCATCAAATCCAGCTTGCATTGGGTATCCTGGCATTTATCTTTACAAAAGTTGTTATTTAAATAATATCATCGACAAGACTTTTAGACTAGGTACGTAAGTGTATACCTTTTTTAAACAGTCATCAACCTAACCCAAAACCTTGAAAAACTTTTTCCGCATTTTTTATCAAAAAATAGTGGTAGGGTTAGTGCAAATATTTGTACTTTGTCTCTGAAATAGATTTTTACGACTAAGGTTTACTATGAACACCCAAGTTCCTAAAAAAAATAGTGATTTTACTTAACTGCATGAGTGCGGTGGTTAGGTATGTGAGTGTATATAAAGTTAAACAGTCATAAACCTAACCTCATCTTCTATAGAAGTAATATAAATAAGCAAAATTTTTTGGTATTTGGGTGTTCAATGATTGTCATTGGTAATAAAGGGATGTATGCTTACGAGTACACCTACCCCCTACTTTGCATGAAGAATAGTGATGCATTTTTATATAAGAATTTGACTGCATATGATCAAATATTATTTGTGCGGGCTTTTCAAACAGCTTTAGAACACTTTGGAAAAGAATCTTGTTGGTGTTTAACAAAGATGAACAATGCCGGATTTAAAGGTTTTACTACAAGTAAAAAAACAAAACTCATGTATAAAGGACATGATGCAAGACCTTTAATATTAAATATGACAGGAAGAAATTATTCAGAAGAAAAACCCATAATTGTCAAAAGAAGCGAATGCAAGTCTAAATATTGTCTTAATCCTGCTCATTATTATTGGGGAACTAGAAAAGATGTAGCTTATGAAAATGCAAAAGTAAATGAAAAATCAATAAATATTGACTTAATAACTAAGTTGAGAAATGAAAGTCAAAGTGGTATAAGTAGTCGAAAATTATCTAAACATTATCGATTGCCATATCATTCAGTAAGAAGAATTTGTTCTGGTGAGACTTATGAGGATGTTGAAAATAAGGAAGATGAATATAATGAGGATAAGATTTGGTCAAATCTCTCAGACGTTTGCATAAATTTGATGAGAGCTCATCCAGATGAAGCAAAAAATTTTAGAGGAGTCGTGACAGAAACTCAACACTACGAATGTCCTTGGCATATACAAGGGACTGAAAAACATAAAGGTAATTTTGGATTAATGGGAGAGTGCCTAGATTGTATGAATGAAATAAAAAAATCAAGATGCACGGTAGATGTTAGAGAATTTGAAATGAAATGGTATTGGCAAGTAAAAAGATTTTGGGAACAGGTAGATATAAGAAGTGAAGATGAATGCTGGGTATGGCAAGGTGCTACAAGGAAAAATGGAACAGAATCTACTGCATATTTTCCCTCCCCATTTCACTCAGGTAAAACACAATCTGCCCCACGTATTGCCTTCTGGTTAAGTCGTGGATATACAGGTAAATATAGAATATTTAATAACCCTACCTGCAAAGCATTTTGTTGTAATCCAAAACATTTAATGATAAAAGGACAAAAAGATATTCCTCAATGTGAGGCTATAAAAGACATTAAACTTCATCACGAAAATATTCTGCAGTATCATAGAGAAAGAAATAATCAAAATTAAAAGTGGCAAGATTTCTTACTACTATCCCTACTAATTTAGGTTTTTTTAATTTAGGAACTGTTGAAGCTTATCCTACAGGTGGTGCAGGACCCACTGCGTATGGCCCAACATCTTATTTTGGATCTGATCCAAGACCCGCAGAGCAAGGTGATAATCTTAATAATCCAATTAATTTAGGTGATTTTTCTGCAATATTCAAATCTCAGACAATATCTAATTCTCATGGTGGTCTGTCAAGAAGGCAAAGCACATTCTATGAAATAGATTTAATCTTACCAAGAACAGTGCAATTTACACAAGAATTCTCACGCACTTCATATGAAAAACAAACAAATAAAAATACACTATTAGCTTTTTATGAAATTGATGAAAACGGACATAGACAGGAGTTACCTATTAATAATGATGGATATGTATTTCGTGAATCATCTATTGATTATCAAGAAGATGATATAGGAGCACTACAAAATGATTATCCAATTACAAGATTAGAAAAAGGCAAATATTTATTTGTTATCACAAATGATATAAGATATTTAGAAACAACATATTCTATTGGACTTAATGTATCAGTTTTAGATTGGCGACTAACAGTAGAGACAACTGAAGAACAAATAAACTTTGGTCAAATTGATGATGAAATAAAGGATACTATAAATTTTGGTTCAACAATTTCTTGACATTAAAGTTAATCGTCTTCGTCATCGAAATCATTTTCTTTTGAATTGTTCTCTTCCTTTGGTTTCGTTTCGTTTTTGACTGGTTTGTTCATTTCTCTAGGTAGTAATGAATCAGGATTAAATCTAGCAAAACCAGGTGCCCCTCTATTTATTCCATAAATATCAGCATCTGTTCGTCCTTCTTCCCTTCCATGACGTAGATAATGCTCTCTCGCCATATTTAAATCGGCACCAAAAGCATCCCTAAGATCTGTGTAGTTTTCTAAATACTGTCTTGCATCAAAACCTGATTGAGTTACTGGGGCATAGTTACGTTCTGCCGTTTTAGCTTTTGCTACAGCGTCGTTATAGGCAGTCTTTGCATTATTCAATCTCATGTTTGCTGCATCTATTGCTGGAGATTGTTTTCTTTTATCTGAAATTCCACGTAAACCTGCTGCTAGAACTCCGCCTATAGACCCACCACTAAATCCACCTGTTTGAGAATTTGATCTCTCACCAAAAAAAGAATTTTCTCTTTTTGGTAATGATGCTAGATAGGATGCACGTTCTTGCATCTCAACACCTCTTGCCCTAGCTCCTCTTTCTTCTGAAGTTCCTACTTCGTTATATCTCCTATTAAGTGCTCGATTATATTCTTTATCTAGTCTTCCCGCATATTCAGCTGCATTCTGAAAACTTGATTGAGGTACTAAAGTTTGATAAGCCTTCGCCTGCTCTTGTTCTGGGATTTGAATTGTTGGTGTTGAGGATCTAAAAAGACTTCCCATTATGATTTTTTAAATTTAACTTCTATAGTAATTCTATCTGTAACAAATTCATATAAATGATTGACCCCAATATATCCGACAGGGAGAAAAAAAATAATCAAAATCAATTCAGCATAAGTAATAGTACGACGCATGATAATCAATATCCATATCAATCTGATATTAGCCAACTTTTACATCGTCTGTCTACTGCTCAACTTGAACAATTATGTACACTACAAGAAATGCTTTTAGCTAAATCATTTTGGGAGGCTTCAAACTACAGTGGTTCTTTAGAAAAATGTGAAAAAAGACTTTCTGAAATATATGGAGAAGACTGGGATCAATATGTAAAATTAAAAGATCATTTTTTAAGCTTGAAACATTATTATATCTGGGCTTTACTAATTAGTCATAGACAACAATGGAATGATGTAAAAAAATAGGCTAGTATTTGAACAGATAGTGTCCTCGAATGGAAGAACAAAAATTAGAGGATTGGGTAGATATTTTAGATACAACAAATTATGCTCCTCATAAAGATCCTGACAACCTCTATCAAAGCTATAGATTTGTTGATTTAGATATAAACTCTGTAACAACTAGAAATTTTAAGAAAAAATTATGTAAATCATTAATCGAGCAAGTAGAAATATTTATACCTCCTTCAGGAAGCTTTAGTAATCAAGATTTAAGAAGATATCTTGAATTAGTTTCAAGCTATGAAACAAGTACTAAAGATTTAATTTTAGGACTGTCACTAGCAGATCAGATAAGATTAACTTTTAGTGATATGAAAACAAGCACTATCTGTGATAGATATCCAGAAATTAATTTAGCCGAAAAAAGAAGATATAGATGTGTTGCAGAATATCTAATTAGACAAGGAGAATTAACTAAATTACGTGATAAAAACGGAAAATTAATAAAAAAAATCGGAAATATGCAAAAAGCTGTAGTTTTATACAGACCATTACCAAAATTATTAGAAACACTTAAAAAATCAGGGCTTAGTGATTTAATTAAAATTGACAAAGATAAAAAAAATGATAAGAATATAGTAGTTGAGAAATCTAAATGACAAGTAGAAGAAATAAATTACTTAAAAAATTAATTGGAAAAACTACAGGAGAGGATGAAAAAAAGTTATTTCAGCTAACTATTGAAAGAATTTGTGCTGACATGTGTGAATTTTACTATAAGTTTTATCATAATGATGGCCCAGGGGCGATGGTATATGTTCCAAATCATGAAGATGAAAAAAAATCCATGTTTTATTTAACAGTTAATAATCTGATTACCGCTGTAGATGACCTTAATAGCAAAAATTTAGATGGTGCTGCAGATGTCATGAAGAAGGCAATAGTACGAGCCGAAAAATTAGATCCTGATAAAGAAGCATTATTTATTATTCAGGACGATAAAGAAATGTCTTTAGTGCATTACAAAATAGATAGTGAAGGTGCAAGTTTTAAACAAATGTGACTAAAGGATCATGGGGTGCTAGTAGGAGATCTTTAGCACAAGTCGAACATATATCACACGATTGGTTAACTCCTTGTGAATATTTACCTTATATAGACGCATTATTAAGAGATATAGATTTAGATCCTTGTTCAACATATGATGCTAACAACCAATTTTTAAGAGCAAGAAAAATTTATACTTATGAAGTTGACGGTCTGAATATTGAAGAACCTTGGACTGGTAAAACATATTTATTTCCCCCAACCTTTGGAAGATGCTCTTTTGCAGAAAAAAGAGGCACTTGGAGATGGAGTTTATCTGCGGGTAGAGGAGCAAAAGCCCCATCAGTTATCTGGTTTAAAAGACTTTTAAGAGAATGGAAATTAAGAAACATTCCAGAAGCATTATTTTTCACTACTTATTCAGAGATGATAAGAACATGTCCAGAAATGTGGGATTTTCCAGTCTGTGTACCTACTGACAGGGCTAATTTAATACATGGAAAAAAATTTGAGTGTTTAGAATCACCAATAAGTTGGGGATACTTTATCTATTTACCTGAAATAAGTATGGGATTTAATCAGACAGAAAGATTTAAAAATATATTCTCTCACATTGGCAAAATAATTTGCTAATCAATCATCTGCCGTGGAAAATTCATATCCCTTAATTGTGCTATATATGATCTTAAAAAATTTTTAGAGCTATTGTTATCAACACCAGGTCTTACACCCCGTCTATTTGGGCTAATATCTTGTTTTGAATCTAACGACCTGTAAAATCTGTAACGATTGTCAACGTCGTAAGTTGAAGTAGACTTAGGGTTCATATTTTTATTCTATTGGAGATGAACATGGCAATGAGTAAAACTGAAATGCAAATTGAAAAGGTATGTGATGAAATAAAAGAACTTTTAATTAGCAAAAACAGAAAATATGGTAATTCTGCTTTAAAACCTAACAGAATCTTTAGTAAATGTTCTGCTACAGAACAGTTATTAGTTCGTATAGACGACAAATTAAATCGAATTATGAAAGGGGCTGGCTTATTAGCTACTGACGAAGATGTCATAAATGATCTTATTGGATATTTAGTACTGCTAAAAATAAGTATGCCTTATGAGAAAAGTAATGAAATTCAAGAAATTGCACAATCAATCTACGGAAAAGGATTTAAATCAGGTAATGTCGAAATCCAAGTCCAAGACATCCTCGATCATGCAAGAGACTTCGATTGATTACAAAGAATTTGAAAAAAACTATACTAGAGAACTATTATTGATGGATTGTTTGGATTGGCTTAAGGATCGACCTTACGACGCAAAGGAGATCCTAGACCACTTGGAGTACTGTTCCAGTATCGAAAAAACTTGCGAAGTATCTCCCCAGATGGATCAAGTTCTTTAAGTTTTTTCTCAAGATATTCAATTCCTTTAACTTGAGTAGCAGATCCATTATATGTTTCTGCGATATTTAATAAGCAGACCTCAGCGTGACACGTATGCCTATAGAAAGTAGGTATTTCTTTGTCTGCAGCAAAATACATATCGAGCTCTGAACGCCTTCTAGAGGTCATTAAATCGCCTCCTGACATCCATATGCGATTTATATATGGACTCCACTCTTTTATTATTTTATTTTTCGTTGCGTAGCTGTTAATTAACTCCAATAATCTGCATGATTTAAAAGATGTTAATCCAATACTGTGAGCAAAACAAAGAATAGCTGCTCTTTTATTCTTGTTTAAATTAACAAATATGTAATTTTCAGCTTTTTTTGAAAAATTTTTTAAATCTATGTAAAATTGTTTATCAATTTCTTCTTGTGAGGCTCTATCATTTGCATTTAAATAATGTTCATTTATAACTTCGCTACCATATCCTATTTTCCATAGATCTTCACCAAAATCTTTATACGCAGCATACTTTCCCATACCTAAATAAGTTCTGGGAATAGTATATTTTTTTGTTAATTTATAACCTTTTTCTGTAAATAATGAATATCTATGGGACGACAACAGATCCGTTATAGCTTACCTCAGAATAACCATCTAACTGTAAAAGAACAACATAATTTTTAGCTGCATTAGTAACTGTCACCCCAACGGCTCCCTTACCTTTACCTGCTTTACTAATGTCAAAGAACTTTTGGAAACCTGAAGGAGCATCTCCTGAAGAAAAGGCATCTTCTTGAAAAATTTGAATTGTGTTAACACCTTCAGATCTGTCAAGAGTTACTTTTATATCTCCAGTACCACTTGGATTAACTCTAAATCCCCTTAATGCATCACCTTTATTACCTGCTGCTGTAGGACCAAGATATGTAATTTCTGATCCAGCGTCAACACTGAATTTGTCTAGAGTTGCCTCAATTGTTCTTGTAGCCATGTTTCTTAAGAAATTTGCTCTTCAGTTGAGAGCTGGAATTGGATGTTAGCATCAATACCGTGATCCTTCATAATGCTATAAAATAGCTGACGATCTAAGGCTTTTTGATGTAAAAGCTCGATAAATGCTTCTTCTAATTCTACTCTATCTAAAGATTGTATTGCTAAAGATGCAGCATGAATAGAAAATTCAACATTTGTCGGAAGGTTAAGATCCATATAAATAAAAACCTTTATACATATAGTACCAACAGTAAATTAAAGAGCAATTAATCTATCTTGTCAGTACTGTCTTTCTCTAATAAAACTGTTCCTACTCCATAGCTTCCACCAAATAAAATAATAAAACTAACAACAACTATCTCCATACCTACCACTTTACCTTATGTGACCAATATCTAGCTGACATTTTATCTGGATTTTTATCTTGGGCATTATGTCTTGCATAGTACGACTTTTTTCTAGCTTTTTCTTTTGCAGTCTTTGGATTTTTGCCGGCACCTTTTACACCTTGTTGTCCAAATCTAATTATTTTTTCTTTACCATCCTCACATGCTTTTACTACATGAGATTTTGTTTTATGATTGGGAGTTTTTTTAGGTTTATTACATTTCAAATGTTCTTTTGAAAGTTTTTTTGCTTTTGCCCTTTTAGACATCAGTCCTTTTCTTAATTTTTCATATGTATAATTCTAACTCTAAGATGCTATTAGTAATATCATCAAACAAACTTGACCTCTCCTGACCTTACTTTTTGTACTAGATCCATACCACGCATACCATATAAAGCATCATCTCCGGCTTCTTGAATTCGTGAATTTACCAATTCAGTATTTTTAGCTCTTTTTTCTGCTTGTAATTCTTCAGCATATTGTCTTGCAAATGCTTTTGCTTGGTCTTCAGGAAGCGACCCATCCGATGTAGAATTCATTATTTATATAAGGTGTAGCTTTATCTGGTAGAGAAATCCTGATAGAAGTATCTTGATTCATCCACTGTTTTATCTTATCAAGTCTCTCCTCTTGGTAAAATTTATATGAAGGTTTATACCAATCTTCTAAAAGATTAGACCCTTTTAATCTATTACATTTAGAACAAGAACAAATCATATTTGATTTAACATTATGACCACCTTTATATTTTGGTAAAATATGATCAATTGTGGCAGTATCTTTATTAAGTTGCCTATCACAGTAGGCACATTTCCAATTCCAAGATTCAAATATACATTGTCGAAATTTGTGACGGGCATTTTTTGGAGAAAGTTCAATTAAATTGGCTAGTAGATCTTGCTCGCAATAAATCACATTTACCTTGCAACCTTGTAAAAAACTGTATGCTGCATAAACTTACACAAATATAGTTATTAATCAACTAATCGAGTTAATTCAACCTCCTCTTTTATCTCATAATCTACTTCCTCAAGAAGTCTTAATAAATAATAATGAATTTTATTTAATACCCATTTTAAATCTTCATCTCTAATGTCATTAAAAATGGCATTTAAAGACAAATCTTTTGGTGAAGTGCGTAAGTAATCTGCTAGTAATTGTAGAGCTTTATATCTATCTTTGTTCATCTCCCTTAGCATTTTAATCACCAGACCCTTCAATCACTTCTGCTGTTGAATTTTCTTGATTATTTTCAGATTCCTGTATTTGTATTGTTATTATCTCTTTTGCTCCCAAAACTTTTAAATAAGAATTTTGTGCAGATTTTAGTTGTGTTTCCAATGTCTGTATCTGATTAGCTAATGTTGTAGCTTGTTCATCTAATTGCTTATTGAAATCATTTAATCTCTCAATTGATAATCCGCAAGCCATGTTAAATAAGTAACTAATCTGAGTATAGCTTTAGGATAACTTATTAACAATCATTGAATTGTTTTGCTACTTGACCACCTATTTCTGATCCTTTATCTTGTGCAAACATGGTGACGAATCCAGCAGCAAGCCATCCAATTACTGGTATGTTACTAAAAGCGGGTGCAGCTTTTACTCCCACAGAACCTCCTACAATTCTTCCTGTAGAGTTTCCACTACCTTCTATTTTGATACAAGCAACTTTTTTATCATTCATTACGGTTCTCTCTACCTCTTGTTGACCACCACCTTGCATTGTGTAAGTCTCTTTCAAACTCAATGTAGATTCTTTATTCCCAAAAAATCCTTTTGGTTCACTTAGATACTTAGTTCTATGTAGAATTTTTGGGTCATTTGCTTTATAACTAATCCTGTATCCATTATCAGTAGCAACTATATCGTAAGAGGTATAAGGACCTACAGGTACATTGACATTTGGAAAAGGGTTTTTAATTTTTTTTGTAACTAAAGTGTTCATCAAGGCAATGTTATACACCCCTAAGATGGACACTAAAGCTATTATTCCCCAATTCCTTTTGGGTCTACTATACATTTTTCTTAGAACTAGTCTCTGTCACTATTTTAATTGGAGCTTGTTCAATACGCAATATCTGAGTAGGAGCAGATTGTGAAGCCTTCTCTATAAGTTTTTCAAAATCTGCTTTAGTCAGATTTGGAGTCTGATTCTTATCCACTTTCATGGTTCCATCTCCTCTTTTACGTGCCGCATCTATTCCAAAACTACTAAGACATCCCGTCAAAATCGAAGCCGGGAAAGTGATATCCTTGGGTTCATTTGCATAACCAGGAATAGAAATGTAATTTAAACTGACGATAAATCCACTCCAAGCAACTACAACAAGTCTTACTACGACTGAGATAAAGGCTAATTGCTCTTCTTTGTCATCAAGGTTTTCTTTAATTTTTGTAAAAACATTTTTCTTCTCTTGTGTTTTAGAAGAATCTTTTGAATTGTCAATCATTTTATATCCGTAATACATACTAAGTTTACCCTCATGTAAACTTATGTATAGCAATTAATAGGTACTAAAAATGCGGAAGTTCTTTCCTTTATTGATATTGATATTTGCACCAGTAGCTAAAGCAGATATCACTCATAAATTATCTAGTAGTGTTCAACTCTCAGTCAATGCTGCCGCTACTCAGGTAGAGAGAATTGGTAATAGCTATAGTGTTTCTGGAAACAATGTAACAACTCAATATACTCCAGATGGTGGGTCAGCTACTAACTCAATTGGATCTTTGACAATATCTTCAGGGGTAGGTTCAATACCAGCATTATCAGCGGTTCAGGCTACAGCTGGCGAAAGTTTTAGTTTTAGTCAGACATTTACCCAAGCAGATGCTTTAGTTACCAGTGCTCCAAGTACAGGTGCTGTAAGTGCTTTATCTAATCAAACTTCAACAGCAGCAGGGGTTGCAGGATCATTGGCAGGTACAATCGACTCATCTTCAACATTGACTTTAACAGCTGGGGGAGCAGGAACAACAGCAACAGGACAATTTGTTAGTGAAATTTCAATAAGATGAAATTAAAAAATCATGCCTTTGCAATTAAAAAAAGAAGAGACAATGAAACAGATAAAAAAAATAATACCTGTAATCTTTCTGAGTCTAATGAACACGACTGCAAAAGCAGTCCCAGTAGTCCCAAACTTTAATACAGGTGTTCTTCAGTCTCATACTGAGACTACCTCTAAAGTGACTGAAACAATAAATGTTATTGATTATCAAACAGGCTGGCAATATACCGTCACAGGTAATAATATAAAGGCAGACAGTAATAGTTTGGTTCCTCCAGCCAAAAATGTAACTCAGACATTAAATGGAGTTAATTCTACGTGGACAAATTTAGATTCCCAAAACATGCCAAACTTCTCGATCGTAGACGAGACAAAACCTTGGCAGATGACAACTACATTAAGCCAGCCAGGTCTAAAATCACAAACAATAATTCAAAGAACTTCAGAAATAAAATCTGTAACAGATACAACTTCAACTTTCAGTCAGTAAAATATTTACTTTTAGCTGCAAATATTTTTGGTATTCCCATCTATGCAAATGAGGTAGGAGGCGTGTCAGCGACTGCAAACCCGGTAGCAAATTCATCAGGGTCCGTTAGTAACTTAGCGGTGCAAAATCTGTCTGGGCCATACCTCACAAATACTTATGGGGGTGGTGTTTCTTGTCAAGGTTCTACTCTTTCAATTACTCCTTTTGCAACTTTACAAGATTCTTGGAAGGAACCTTACGAAGCGATGTATCTTGATCCAGTATTTGATAACTCAGATGTAGACAATGATGGATTATTAGACAATCCCGGTGGAATTCTTTATCATAAACCTGTAAGAACAGGTCAAAAATCAAATCATAATATTGGATGGGGAATTAGTATGAATATAACAATACCACTAGATAAAAGGCATAATGAAAGCTGTTTAAAAGCTTCTAACACTCAAAATCAAATAAATAAACAAATATTAGCTAATAAAAGGTTAGATTTTGAGATGGCAAGACTAAAACATTGTGCCGAACAAAAAAAATTAGGAGTAACTTTCGCAAAAACAAGTCCCTCTGCTCAAATATGTGCTGATATTGTAGTTGCAAATCCACATGGTGTTATCCCCAATCATCACCATTCAATTCCGAAATAAGTTTTTTCTTTCTTTGTAATCCTTTAAATCTTTCTCTATCTTTTTTACCAAATAAAGCTTTAATTCTTTTTATTAACTGCTTTATTAAAGGCTTTATTAACTTTAATAATACGGGTGTTGCAGCTGCTGAAGCTGTTGCTACTAATGCGATTGCAGCCGTAGTGCTTACTTGAGATGCATTTGGGAGTAGTTTTTCAAGAGAAGAGGTTGGTTCATACAATACAACACAAATATTACCCTGTATTTCATGACCTATAACTATTTCATCTCCACTACGTGTTAAATCTCCAACTCTAGGTTGATTTGGTGCAGGGCAAGATTTTTCATTTTTTTGTGGAATATTGTCAAATGTAGGATTTGGAGTGTCTAAGTTATTTTCTTCATCTTTACTCTCATCTTGATCATTTTTTTTATTCGACTTTTCTTTGTTAAGAGATCGTTTTATATTAGGCACTGGAGCATCTTCAACATAAATTAATTCTTCTGGTTGATAATCTATTGCTTCGTAGACAGGAGATCCGGCATCACATAAAACTTTATTACCTCTTTCATCCTCATTTACTAAATTTTTTGACTTTGTATTAACTTCGTTAAACTTGACACAGCCTGGCATCTCTATAATTGGATTACCAATTTGCAAGGTTACGGGTAGGTTTTGTGGTAATGACTCTACAGTAGAAAAGTAATAACTATCCACTTTAGGAATATTTACAGTATTTATTAAAATTTCTGGTATTTCGGACAATTTTAAAAGCTAGATGAAGGAAGTTTTGGAACCACCGGACCAGTGACATCTGGTAAAGGAAGAGAGCCTCCTAACGTATCTCCTAAATTATCTTTAACAGATTCTATAGCTTTTTCTTTTATAGTATTTATTATTGTGTCTTTGTTTATAAAAATAAATAGACCACTACCTACAACTGTTAAAGAAACAATCCCTGAAGCAATTGCTATTGCGTTAAAAATTTTTTGCATTTTTAAAAAGTATTTATTCAAATTTTACTAAATTGATCTAATTACTGCAAGTTGCTTATGTTTATGCTGTTTCTAAAGCTTGTATTCTTGCGTCAAGTGCATTATTCTTTGCTGATAACTCTTTTATAGCATTTACAAGAATTGGTACAAGTCTTTCATATTTCATACCGTAGCTCATACCATCATCTGTAAGGTTAAGGATTAAGGAATCATCATTACTGTTTCCATACCCATTAGCTTGTTCTACTGCAAGTGCTTCCTGTGCTAAGAATCCAAGGTGTAGTCTTTGTCTTTTCTTTGATCCATCAGGTGTTCCATAAGGCTGTTCATCTGTTCCATACCAAGTTCTTCTATCCCATCTGTATGTTACTGGTCTTAGTGCTTCGATCCAGTTTAATCCAATAGTGAAACTTGTGACATCTGTTTTATCTCTTGAATCAGACGAAGATATTGATGTATCTGCACAATATAAATTACTTATGCTGTTATTACCAAGACAAATATTATTTGAACCAGAAGTAATTGATCCTGATGGACTAGCTCCAGTACCTGAGTTTTTACCAAGACAGATATTATTAGAACCTGATGTAACCGAAGGAAGAGAAGATGGTCCAATACCAACATTTTCATTACCAGTTATAGGTGATGATGTGCTATTTCCATACATTGCATACTCACCTAAAGCTACATTTAGTTGACCAGTAGTGATATAGTTCATTGAGCCTCTTCCTATGGAAACATTTTCATAAGCTGAGGTAGCATAATTCATGGCATAGTTACCAATAGCTATATTTGTAAAACCATTACTGTTTAGAAGAGCCGAATGTCCGATTGCGATAACATTTGTTCTATCTACTAAGTTATATCCAGCCATACTACCAATACATATACTTTTTGTATTAGTTGTCATCTTATATCCAGCGAAACCACCGATACAGACATTATCTGCACCAGAGGTTATATCAGGTCCAGCATCTTTTCCTAAAAGTGTATTATTAGTACCGCCATTCAGATCTGCACCAGCATTTGTACCACCAACAGTATTTCCATCAGAGTCTGAACTTAAACCACCACCACCACCACCTGAGATTGTGATGGTTTTTGTAGTACCAGTACCAGATGCGGTCACAGAAGAACCAACAAAGTTTAAAGTGGTCGCAGCTGTGGATAAAGAACTTCCTTCTTCCTGTACAGTAATTCCTCCTGCAGCAACAGTAATTGTTTTAATCGCTCCAGTACCAGATGCGGTCACAGAAGAACCAACAAAGTTTAAAGTGGTCGCAGCTGTGGATAAAGAACTTCCTTCTTCCTGTACAGTAATTCCTCCTGCAGCAACAGTAATTGTTTTTGTAGCACCAGTGCCAGATGCAGTTACACTACTACCAACAAAATTTAAAGTAGTTGCAGCTGTGGATAATGCACTACCCTCTTCTTGAATAGTGATTCCTCCTGCAGAGCCAGAAGAGGCTGCTGTTAGTCTACCCTGTGCATCTACTGTAATACTTGCATTTGTATAACTACCAGCAGAAACTGAGGTGTTTGCTAATTTCGCAGCAGTCACAGCCTGTCCAGCAATTTTTGCTGTTGTCACTGTTCCGTCAGATACGACTCCTGTATTTACTAATTCACCTAATACCAACCCCCAAAAATCTAACCCACTAGCTGGAGCTGTGGTAAAAACTATAGTGGCTGCATTAATCGTATAGTCCGTTCCAGGATTTTGTAATACACCACCAACAGAAACTAAAGTATTATTGACACTTTCTGGATTTATACTCTGACCAGAGACTTGTAAGTTAAAAGTCGTAGTACTTCCGTTAAAACTACTGCTTATATCATCAAGTTCCCTATTTTGATTTAGGAAATTAGGTTCTGATCCTATGTATGCCATCTAAATTTTCTATTACTTTATATCTAGTTTAAAATGGCTAATTTTTCCAAATAATATTGCTATTACCCTCCTTCAAGGGTTTTTACTCTAGCTGATAACTCTTTTATAGCATTTACCAAAATAGGGACTAACCTTTCATATTTCATTCCATAAGACATTTCATCTTCATTCAAATGAACTGTAATAGAGTCGTCATTAGATGTACCATAACCGTTTGTTTTTTCCACTTCTAATGCTTCTTGAGCTAAAAATCCAACATGTAATTGTGTTCTTTTCTTAGAACCATCTGGAGTTCCGTAGGGTTGTTCATCTGTACCGTACCAAGTACGTCTATCCCATCTATAAGTAACAGGACGTAGTGCCTCTACCCATGCAAGCCCAAGGTTGAAGCTAGTAATATCCGTCTTATCTCTTTGATCTGAAGAAGATATTGAAGTATCTGCACAATATAAGTTAGTTATGTTGTTATCGCCAAGACATATATTATTTGAGCCTGTTGATACTGCTCCTGACGGGCTATTAGAAGAACCAGCGAAATACCCTAGAAATAAATTATTTTGTCCTGAGCTTAAAGAAAATCCAGAAAGATACCCTACAGAAGTGTTATTAGTTCCTGTACTACTAGCATTAGATTGATACCCAATGGCAGTATTATTATCACCAGTTGTTATACCATTACCAGCATATTGACCTACACAAGTAGATCGCCTTGCAGTAGTAATGCCATTGCCTGCATTACCAACACATATATTTCCTTCTCCAGTTGTAATAGACTTTCCAGCTTCATAACCAACCAATGTGTTTTCTGAACCAGTGGTTACAACTAAACCAGCCTGATGACCTACGCAAGTATTAAATTGAGATGTAGCTGCTGTACCAGCTTTGTAACCAATAAATGTATTTCTACCGCCATCAACATTAGCTTTGCCAGCTTCAAAACCTATAGCAGTAAGACCAGTTGAAGTAGTAGTTGACTCACCAGCTTTACTACCAATTAAAACTGAACCATCGCCAGTAGTTAAGGCAGTACCAGCGTTATATCCAATTAAAGTATTATCAGTTGCATCAGTGCCAGAAAAACTATCCCCAGCATTTGTACCACCAACAGTATTAAACTGTGAATCAGAACTTAAACCAGAAGAAAGTCCAGTTAATGCAGATCCATCACCACTAAAAGCAGTAGCAGCACACGTTCCTGTAACGGTTACGCCAGTACCTGAAGTTGCTAATTTTGTTGCGTTTGAGTATTTTAGGGTGACAGTAGAATCAGACGCAATGCTTATTGAATCATCTGAACTTTGTCTATGCCGTATATTTTCTACTCTAATTGCTGACATAATTTAAAATTAAATTGCTTGTAATATCTAGTTTAAAATGTCTAATTTTATGTAAAAACTTCTATTCTAATTAAGATAATCCAATAATAGCTCCTAGTCCAGACATACCATTATTAGCTCCTGTAGAACTATCACCAAAAGTGCCTGTCATATTAACTTGTGTTCCATGATTTCCAAAGTGGTAAGCATGATAATGTCTTTCATCTGACCCATTATCACCTTCTCCTATTTTAGTGTACGCAGGTTCTGAACCCCCTTTGTTGTAGTCAAGAACATCAGAAGCAATATTAGAACCATTACCAGCAGCAATTCTCAATACCTTTGTGGCAGATGTTGAATTGTTTGGTGCAAGGTTTAACGCTGAAGTAACGGTTTGTCCACTTGTTTCTGAGAAAGCAAGACCTTCAGTATTAAAATATTCAATATTGTTAACATTATCTATAACAATACCTGAAAAGGCAAAATTACCAGTAGGTGCTTCATCAATTACGTGTATACGTAGGCTGTAATCATCTGTTGATGATGTAGCTCCGTCAGCTATTGCTGTCCATATACTATTACTATTGTATTTACTAGCTGCATATACATTTCTATAAGTAAGTGCTGTGGTTGTGCTGTTATATTTTAATTCCAATTCAAAATTTAAATCTGAGGAATTAAATTTTTCTGCCCAATGAGAAGCATCATTATCACTACCAGGCTCCCTCAAAGCCATAACAATAACAAATAATCTTTTACCCGATGTAGTAACTACAGGTATATCACTCCATGTTTGATTTGCATTGGCAAAAGTACTTACATTTTGTGTGATATCATGCCCTATTATAGCTGGTGGAGTTGATGTTGCGTCATCTCCCTCATCATAATAATGTTCTGCTGCTGTTAATGAAGGTATTAACCCACTACCACCCCCTGCAACAGAAAGTGAGGTGGCACCACCACCTAAACCTGCCATTGACAAAGGAATGTTATATGTCCAATAATCTTGCTTCATTAAGATGTTTTACTTAGGTTTCCAATAACAGTAAATGTAGCTGATGCTGTTTTAATAATTGTATAAGAATAAATATCAACATTACTTGAGCCACCAGCTGACGGAGCAGATCCTCCTACCCAATTTTCTGTAACCGCAGAACCATCAATAGTCAATTGTGCAGAATAACCAGCAGCAGCAGCAGTTGTGATAATAGTTACTGATATAGCCTCTCCAGTGTTCATACTATTATTAAGACTTGTAGAGCTGTTAAATCTAATATTAGGTGTAGATGTGGTTGTTTCTTGTGTCGTAAAAAGATGTACCATTCCATCTTCTAAATCAATGTTTGTGTTATCACTTAACTTACCAGCAGTTATGTTCACTCCTTCTCTCAATAAATTAGAAAGATCAACTCCAGTAATGCTCACCCCTGAAGCGGTAGTAGATAATTTTGCTGATCCACTATGTTTAAGACTCACACTAGAATCTGATGCAAGTGTAACTGAATCATTATTACTAGAAGTATGGCGTATATGTTCTACTTTTACTCTTGACATAATTTAAAACTAAATTGCTTGTAATATCTAGTTTAAAATGGCTAATTTTATCTCAACTAGGCTTGGTAGGCCAAGTAATATTGTCTGGATCTGACTGTGTAGGGACATCTCTAAGAGCTTGCCGATATGTTCTCCAATCATCTGATAACGTAACATCGGTACTAGCTCTCCAATCGGATGCTGCTAATAATGAATTTCTTTCTCTTCTAACGTATCTCCATTTTTCAGCAAGAATTTCTTCATCTGTTGGTTGACTTGCATTTAATTTTGCAATTTCTTCATCTGTCATTTTGATGGTGACCCCATCTACCATTTTGTACATTAGCTTTCTCCGTATTTATAAAGTAGGAATTGTGTGTACTGTGTAAAGAGATAAGAAGTAGTATTAGTTGATGCTAATTCTAAAGAATATATTCTTTTATTTGCAGTTTTAAAAGATCCATACATTTCCATTTTGTTATCAATTTTCATAGGAGCCATCCCCCTTACTAGAATACTACCATAACTTGCTAAATTAGAAATTTCAGCAATAAAACCCAATTTGTTGTGATTTCCAGCACCAGTTCTTACAACATATTTACTAGCATTTCCACCACTGTGTGCATTATCACCACTTCCATCCCAACTCTCATAAGTAAGATCCCCACTACTATAATTATTCCCACTACTATCTTTTGGTCTAAGTACTAAAAGATCTTCATTCGCACTGTATTTAATATTTTTACCAATTAATAAATACATCCCCTCATCAAAACCTGTAAAAGTTATTGTAGCTACATTAGTAGATCCAACTTCTTGTTTTGATACAAATTGTAAACCTGCATCTGTGGCTGCAAAAGAAGATGGAAACCTAGCAGTTGGTAAGTTTCCCGATGATAAATTATCAGCATTTAAATTAGATGGATCAGCTGCTGTTACACTCTCAAATCCTAATTGCCCTACTGCTGTAGCTCCACTACCAGTTATGCTGTTTACCTTAAGAAATTTATCTGCTGCTATATTATTAGAAGGCAAAATCATTGTGTAAGATTGCCCTGCACTATTAGGAGGTGCCTTTATTTTTATATTATTGGATTGTGTTAAATCATTTAGTTGAAGCGTTCCATCAATATCATCACCTGCTACCTCAAGAACACCTGTTCCATTAGGTGTTATTGTTAAATCTCCATCGTTTGTTAAAGATTGTATTTCATTTATCTCTATTTTTGACATACAATAAATAAATTATTATTTTATTCTAAAACATATTTATGTTACGCTACTTAAATTTCAACATATTTATAAAGTAGAATTTCCGTCCCAGAGGTAAATCCTCGGTTAGAAAAAGGAGTACAATTAATTTCTATTCCATGTGCTCTCCAATTTATTGCATCAGCAACATATTGATCAGTAAATGTGGCATATACTTCATATTTATTTGCATTAACAGCACCTGAACCACTGCCGTAATTTGGATCAAACCCTCTAAGTGTCATCCACATATTTCCAGGGTAATTATAAATATCTGCAACAAATGAATTAGTCATAGTGCTGGTTGCACTATATCGTAAATTTATGTCTTCGTTATTTCCACCATAACTTTCGCCATGATCATGGCTACTGGAATTCTGATAATACCATCTTTCATAATGTATATATCCTTGTTTAGCACCATTAGAATCTAACCACGCCATCCTCATATTAACTTCATTGCTGTAAATATTTTCTCCTCTTATTACTAAATGTTTTCCAATCATTTTATACATCGTATCGTTTTCTATATTAGAAAAAGTAATACTTGCGACATCTGTAGAACCAACAGCTTGTTTCTGCACTAATTGAAAAGCAGCACCTTTGCTTGCAAAACCTGTGCTAGGAAATCTAGCAGAGGGCACTGTTCCTGACGTTAAATTATCAGCATTTAAATTAGATAGATCAGCTGATGCCATTGACGCATACTCTAATTGTCCTGTGGCGGTTGCTCCGCTACCTGTAATACTTTTAACTTTTAAAAATTTATCTGCCTCAATATTATTATCAGGCAAAATCATAGTATAACTTTGACCAGAACTATGAGCAGGGGATTTTATTTTTACTGAATTAGTATTATTAGAAGAATTAAGTTGTAATGTACCATCTGCTCCACCTACGCCTTTTACTTTTATGAGCCCTGTTCCTTTAGGACTAAGTTTAACGTTTGTGTCAGTACTAATTATTTCATCAACTTTTATTTTTGACATCTACATACTGATGATATTTTTTTATTTTACTAGGTAAACATCCTTTCAATCTTATTCATATATAAGAGTATCTCTAATGTGTTTTTTAAGACTCATTATATTTGTAAAGTAAAATTTGTGTACCAGATTGAAGATATCCATTTTGAGAAACAGTTATTCTAACCCCATGTATTCTATCTGTATCAGTAGCATTATTAAATCCTGCATAAACTTCGCATTTATTATCATCATTACCTCTTCCATGACCTTGTATTAACATAAAAGTTTTATTAAAAGTATTAGAACCAGAGCTTGTGTGATTAACGGTATGTCGTGTAGCTGTATAAAATTCAATATCAAAATAAAATCTTGAAAAATTAGCACCTACATACAATGGTATTTGCTGGTCAGTACTTGAAGTGAGATTATCATCATTATCATCCCATCTATAATAACTTATATTATCGTGAACATTATTACTTGAATCTAACCACTGAATGTGTATATAATTAGTACCGCTATTTGTATTGGCCTCTTTAATAATCATCTTATACATTCCATTATCTGCTAAACTCGTGAAATCTATTTGTTGAATCGTATCATCACTTGATACAGTTTGTTTTGATATTAATTGATAACCTGCACCTACTGATCCATCTAAACTATATCTAGCTGTTGGTACTGTACCGCTAGTAAAATTACTAGCATTTAAACTACTAACATCAGAAGCAGGTAAATCTGCATATTCTAATTGCCCAACGGCAGTACTACCACTACCAGCTATACTTTTTACCTTTAATAATTTACCTGCTGCAATTTGGTTATCAGGCAAAATAATTGTATGATTTTGTCCTGCACTATTAGCTGGAGATTTTAATTTTACTCCATGACTATTATTCGAGCAATTAAGTTGTAATGTACCATCATTACTTGCACCTTTAACTTCTAAAGCTCCATTCGTTCCTTGTGTGCTTATTTTTACATTCTCATTAGTACCACTTGCCTCAATTTCATCTACATTTAAATTAGCCATAATTTTAAAATTAAATAATTTTTAGACAAAAGTCATAACAGAGCTAGAAGTAATCGTAAGAGTGGCACCAGAAGCAATAGTCAAAGGTCCTATTGATAAATAATTTTTACCTGACGTTGTTGCAAAACTTGCATCCAATTGATTTTCTGCTTCTAAAAACAACTCCTCATTACCAGGACCTATTAAACCTGCCCCTGTTGAAGGAAGGTTTGTGAGTCCTGACCCATCACCAACAAAAGCTGAGGCAGTAATACCACTACTACCAAAAGTTCCTACTTCAGTCCCATCTGAAACTAATCCGACAGTACCAGATGCTTTTTTATATAATCCTGTGTCTGTATCTGCACTGAAAGTTATAGAGGGAAGACTACTTGATCCTGCAGGAAATGACCCTCCTGCATTTATGTAATCAGCAGTTGCATATATTATTCCAAAGAATGCTTGACCATTCGCAGGAGCCGAACTAAAAACTATGTTCGTTCCTACTAAATTAAATCCTGAAGACCCAGTAGGATCTGGTTCTTGAATAACACCATTTACAGATATTAAAACTTGTTGAGGCGATTTTGGAAAAGGAGAAGGAGCAACACCTGAAACTTGTAAAGCAAAACTTGTAGTACTCCCATTAAAACCACTACTTATGTCATCAATTAACCTGTAATCTTGAGCAGAGCGAATAGTATTTCCAATATATGGCATAGCAGATTAACCTAGAAGTCTTCTTAATTTCTTTAATTATTTTAAGCTCAGTAAATATGGGACTTTTTAACTATTAGGTCCTAATGTAGATGGCTGAGTAGGCCAAACTACATCTGTAATTACGGTATATGTTTGAGGAATATCTCGTAAATTTTGTCTATAAGCAGACCACTGAGCCTGATCAACAGAACATCCCGGAGTAACAGTCCAGTCTGTAGATTTTAAAATATAATCTCTTTTTTTTCTAATATTTTCCCAAGTAGAATCATCTAATTCTAGTACCTTTTCTCCATAAACTATAATTTCAATAGCCTCAACCTTTGATTTAAGACTTTCAAAATTGTCAGATAAATTTACTAGATCATTATTAACTGATAATCCCATTTTATGTCTGTTCTAAATAACTTACGGAAACGTCAAGAGTACTAGCACTATCAGTTCTTACTCTTAATACATCACTAGATTCCATAATTACCTTTGATCCACTAATTAATTCCAATGAAGAGCCGGCTGGCACTGGTGCATTTTTTAAAAGAAATACATCATCTCCTGAATTAGTAACTAAAAAAACATCAACGTCAGCACTTGCTCCAGTTTTATTAGAAACTAAAATACTTAAAAGAACTAATGTTGCAGAAGCACCTGCCGATACGACATTTGCATTAGTGCTGGTATGTGCATCAGTTACACAACTTGATTTTGTATTGACTTTGAAGGTGTTTGCCATATTATCCTAAAGCAATAATTAGTGCTAAGTTTTCTTCAGAGGTGACATCACCAGTAATTGATAATTGTCCATTTATCTGGACATTACCTGTAAAGGTCGCAGCTCCATTAGAATCTATTGTAAGACGACTAGACCCACCAGTAACCAAAGCTATTTCATCATTAGCCGGACTTATTATGCCTGTATTAGGATCTCCAGCAAATTTTAAAGCACAGTTAGTAGTAGAACCTCTCTCTAATTGAGAATTAGAAGCATCCTGTCTTAATAAAGGAAAACCTCCAGTTGTTGATGCGTCATGTACTATAACAGTTTTTATAGAGGTATCTACAGTTACTTCTCCATCAGCACCTATAAAATTATTGTGCTGAGCTGTTGTTCCTCTTCTAAATTGAACTTGAGTTGCCATAATACTATCCTAACGCCACTGCTATTGCGGTCGCAAAACTTTCAGTGCTTATTGTCCCATTACTGTCAGGAACAGTCATGGTTCTTGTTGTACTTCCTGTTATTCCAGAGCATTCAAAAGCTAATTTTTTGCTTGAATCGCTATTGTCAGTAACTCTAAAAACATTATCCGCAAACTCAGTCGATCCTCCTCCGACTAAAGCAATTGTTCCGTCCTGATCAGGTATTGTTAATGTCCTTGTTGTACTACCTGTAATGCCAGAGCAATCAAGTGCAACTATTTTTGTATTATCACTATTATTTCTAACTCTAAATCCACTGTCATTTGTCACTACAGCTGTTGAAGTTATTGAAGCTAATCCAGTAAATGTAGTTTGACTTGATCCTAATGCAATAGAAGAACTTCCAATAGTAATAGTACTATTTGCAAGATTATTATTTGCAATTGATGAGGCAGTTGTCAATACTGTTCCTGTTTCTGCCGGTAAAGTTATTGTTACATCAGCTGTGGAGGCCGGTCCTACTAATGTGGCTGAATTAGTTCCATTATCTGTATCTTCCTTGAAAATTATGCTGCCAGCAGAAGTAGAAGATCCAGTTAAAGTTGGGGCAGTCAGACTTTTATTTGTTAAAGTTTCAGAACCAGCTAATGTAGCAAACGAATTATCAGTTAATGCAGTATTAAATTCTGCAGTTGTGCCAGATATTGTGTTAGAGCCAAGAGCTAATGTTTTATTTGTAAGCGTAACAGAGTTTGATAAAGTTACTGGATAAACAATATCGCTAGTTAATGCAACAGTACCAGTAGTGTTAGGTAAAGTTATGGTTTTATCTCCGCCTGATGCATCAGCTGCTGTTAATATTATTTCGTCAGTATCCGCACTTGACCCTTCAAAAGTTATATTTCCACCAGCTATAGAAATAGCATTTGCAGCGTCTGCTACTCCAGAAACTAAAGTAGTTGCAGTCAGAGTGGTAGAAGTAAGAGCAGATAAACCTGCAATAGTTGTTGCAGTAGCTCCTAAATTAATGGAAGTACTTCCTACTGTTAAAGATGAATTTGCTAATTGAGCATTAGGTATTGCACTTGTTCCTAGTTCACCAGTACCAAAATTATAAGTAAGTCCTGATCCAGATGCTACACTTATATGTGCTCTGGCTTCAGATGCAGAAGGTCCTGTATATGTAATTACTCCTGTTGAATTGTCATATGAAAGACTACCATCTCCCCCAGAATCAGTCACAGAAACAGCAGCTCTTGATCTTGTATCAGTGTAATAAAGATTAGTATTCTCAGTTAAATCTGCAGTTGTATTGCCAGCAAAATCTAGTTTATCAGAAGATGAATCTAACTCCTCAAAAAGCCCTGAAACAAGCACTAATGATTTTCTAGTTGCCATCTTATATCTAGATTAGATTCTTGTTCAAAAGAACTTATTTATATTTATTTTAATCCCACTAAATTGTTAACTTAATTCAACAGGTGGTTCTGTCTTTACTATCAATGAAGCAGTAGTAGCAGCTTGTCCTACTCTTGTAACATAATGTCCTGAGTTTACTGGAGGATTTTTTGTTATTGATCCTGCAGAATTAGCTGATAAAAAATATTTTTTCCCAGCTTCTAATGGTGCTATTGGAGTAACTCCTTCTACAATACAACGGACTAAGTTACCTGCAGACGTAGTTGTTTCCACAAAACCAACTACTCTTGCTTTATCTTGGGTATCATTTGCTATTGCTTTTCCTAATTTTCCGTCACTAGCTCTTGAGAAAACAGCATCACCTTGAACTAAATTTTCAAAAGCCTCCGCTTCAAATCCATTTACTTTATTAGTAATTTGTCCTGGGTAATTTGTTTTTAAATCTATTAATGCTTCAGTAAAACCTTGAGCATTAGGAGGATAAGGTTGATAAGACATTAACTTAATTTAACTGGTGGTTCAATTTGAATAGACAATAGAGTTGTACTTGCAGCTTCACCTATTCTCACGACTGCTTGACCTGCAGATGAAGGAGGAGTTGCAGTTATTGTCCCAGCTGTTGTAGGAGATAAAAAGAATAAATCACCTGCGTTTAAACCTGAAATCTCTTTCAGACCGGCTACGACAACTTGTACACTTTCATTTGCTAAACAAGAAAGATTTGCAAATCCAATTACAAATGCATTTTCTACACTTCCGTCTGCAGCACTAGCTTTTCCTACTTGACCATCACTGGTTCTCATATATAAAGCATCACCTTCCGCTATATCTTCAAAAGCAATAGCATTAAAGGTCACTTTGGCCGGAGCAAATGTTGTAAATCCTTCTTTCAAATCAATTACTGCATCCACTAATCCTCTGTAATTAGGATCGTATGGTTCACGAGTCATATTAACACTATTAGCTACCATCAAATCTCTTAATACAGAGATAGCTCCTTGTATATTTGGTTCGTATCCTGTTGCCATGTTAATTATATATAATTATCTATTTTAAACTGTGCCTACCATTATAATAAAAGTATGGAACCTCAAGTTATAGCTGCTATTATTTCAGGAAGTATTGGAGCTTTTGCTGGTATATCAAGGGCTTTAGGGAATTTTAATAAAAAAATAGATAGAAAATTTGATCGAATACAAAGAGAAGTTGATGACTTAAAAAACAGTGTAATTCACGATTACGTCTTAAAAGAGGATTTTTTACGAGAAATGCAAGGTGTACATACTAAATTAGATAGAATTTTAGATCATTTATTAAATCATACTAATTAAACATTAACCCAAGCAGAACTAGAAGCTAAATATATTTTCAATACACCACTACCACCTCCAGATGTGTCCCAATGTAATTGACCATCAATTGGATTAGCTGGTTGTCCAGACGAAACAGATGCTACTGCTTTTACCGTTTGAAATGATGTTCCATCAAAAATTTTTAATATATGAGTGCTTACTGTATCTAACCAAGTTTCACCTTTACTTAAAGATGTAAAACCGGCACCAGAGGTATTTGGAGCTGTGCTACCTATATGTACAGGACCAACTTTTATTAATCCTGTATTTGGAGAAGCTGTATTATCAGCAAAAAATAATCCTGGGCTAACACTATTATTATTTAGAGCTAACTCTCCCTCTCCTAATCTGATAGGAAAAGGTCGGTCATTAACTGTACTTGATCTTCTTGTTTGAATTTGTACTGCCATAATTAAACATCTGTATTTAAATACAATCCTGCATCTACTACTGTATCTTGAGCAGTCTCAGGATCATAAGTGCTGGCATCAAGATTACTAGTGTTAATAGCAGAATCAACTAATTCACCATTTATATAAGCACCTGAATCTATCAATCCCGATTCGAAAATGTTAGTAAATTCCGTAAGTGGTTTATTTATAATCCCAAATTTTATGTCATCAAGTACAGTCGGAGATTTATTAAAGAGTTTATTAACCATCGCTATCATTCTATTTGTTGTATTTAAAGAAAGTCCAGATCTATCCAATCCACCCTGTGAATCACGTTTTAAGCTGTCTGTCAAAGTCATTGCTACAACGGATGGATCAAAATTCGCAACTTTTTGTTTATTATTAAAATTACCAATAATTTCTTTATTTCCTTCCCACTTAGTAGTTCGATTATATAAAGCAAATATCTCTGCAGATTCTTTAAGTTTTTCTTGTTCTTTTTTCCAATTTCTTTCCCATGTCTCAAGACCTTTACCTATAGGTTTATCACTAGGTTCTAATAACCATGCTCCAACATATTCATGTTTTTTTAAGTTCTCTACAGTCACATAACCACTAGTTGTTTCATCAAATGGATAGACTACAACAAAACTATTCAGACTAGGAACATCTGTTATTGTATACTCTCCTGAAATAGCGTTTCCACTTGTAAAATTTAATTGAATTTTATCGTTTTTATTTAAATTATGATTATTAAAATCTACAGTTATATTTACTCCAGATTGAGAATATTTTGCGGCTAATTTCAAAGGCTCATTACCTTCATCATGCACTAAAGACCACATTGCTGCGTAAATATGTTTACACCAACGGAGTTGATAATATTGTAAATTTTGAAAAGAATCTTCTTTTTTATCTTCGTATTCTGGTAATTCGTAAAAATTATTTACAGTTACATATCCTAAATCTCTAAAAGTACCAGGAATATCTCTCTCATTACTAAGAGTTCCGTCTGGTTGTAAAACATTCCCCGGTTTGGTATCTCTAATTGGGGTTACGGGAAATCTGGAAGTATTAGATTGCTTAAATAAATCATAACTGTCTCTCCTTGAAAAGTCTTGACAAGAACAATTCCATCTTAATTCTGTTGTTAAGAATCTACCTACTGCAAAACCTCTATGAGCTGGAACAGTAGTTTTAGCTACTGTATCTATAGTTTTTGCTCCATAACTATCTTTTTTTTGAAAAATAATTTCGTTAGTATTTACATCAGATCCAGTAACCGTATATCCTACATAGTCGTCATATCTAAATCCTCTCAATAATCTACTTAAAATAAGATTTCCTGAAGTAGATCCACTTGTTATTGTAGTAATTTTAAATTCAGTTGTTGAAGTAACTTCTATTGTATATCTTCCAGAAAGAACATTACCAGTACTTACATCTAAAAATACTTTGTTACCTGTAGATAAGCCGTGGACTGAATTACAAGTAACAGTAACATCAGAACCAGATCGTATATATGTTGAAGGAATGCCTGGATCTTTTTCTATTATTCGATCTGCCATTCTTTCACCAGTAAGAAATGCAACTTCTGTAGGCAAATTTCTTAATTTAACTCTTACAAATCTCCATCTAGTGTCGTTAAATGCTGTGGAATTATGGTAAATAATATTACCTGAAGTTGTTAAAGAATTTGTTGCTGTAAGAGTAAATGTATTTTGTGTCTTGCTTACAATTTGTAAAGTTTCATCAACTGCATTTCCGCTAGATATATCTAAAAAAACCTCGTCACCGGGAAATAAACCATGCTCAGTTTTGGTTACAATCAAAGTATTTCCATTTTGCTGATAAGTGGCCTCTACTGAAGGTGCCAAGTATCTTACAGCAAGAATTGGTAAGCCAAAATCGTAAAAACTAAAACCATCTGTATCCCGCATCCCACAGACATGTTCACCTAATTCTTTATTTTTAGAAGGAAATGTAAATATTCTGGCAGGAATAAAAACACCTGGAAACTGTTGAAATGTAAAAAATAATCTATAATCTCCTCTTTTATCTCTTTCTTTTGAAGTTGATCCTAATATAGTTTGCATCATTACATATAATTCATAACCTCTTCTCCATCTAGTCCATAAAGAATCTTGATTATAAAATTTTACTTCACTCTCAAACTCATAACCATCAGCCCCTCTTGGATAAATACTTGGCTGTTTTGGTTTATTATCAAAATTTTTAAATTTTTTGTTAAAATCGAAATTTGATGATTTTCCAAAATCTTTTATTTCGAATGCCACTATTTTAAAATCTCAAATTTACATTAGCATTAGCTCCATAATTACCATGACTACCTCCATGAACATTAAAATTAAATGGTCCTCTTTTATATTCACCCATAATATCTAAGGTAGTAGGCCCTTGAAATCTTTTGTCTACATTGACTGATCCAGACAAACCTTTATCTGGATTCCCAAAAGTTTTTTGTGCTCCAAAACCTCCAAGATCTAAAGATGTATTTACGCCAGAGTTAATTTTCCTTAACATTTTCTTAAATGAATTGTTTTTTTCAGGATTATATGGCATTTTCTGAAAATATGTATCATCATTTTCAGGATCATACGGCATTGTTTCTATACCTAAATTATCCTCTTCAGGTCTGTAAATTAAATTTTTAACTTTCGCAAAGGCTTTGTTGAGAAGTTGATCTTTTATTTTATTAAATTGTTCTTTTTCCGGATCAAACGCCCCTTCATTATAGGCTTGTCTAAATAGTTCTGTAAAACCTTGTAATGGACCTCCAACTTGTCTACTAGTGGCTATTTTTTCTCCAAAAAAATCTTCCATTTTTAGTAGAAACCTCCCTGCACATTACAGTAAAAACCATTAGTCAAAGCAGTTGCCCCACTTGCTGCTACATATAAAGCCTGACCTCTTCTCAGCATCAAACCTCTTTGTTTTGGTGCTATTTCATTGTTTCCAGATCCAAAATTATTTCCTGCTTGAACTGTAGGGTGATTTATAAAAGGTAATTTTTTATTTAAAGTTAAACTATATTCTTGTTGGCTACAATCAACACTAGCTACAAATAATGGAAAGAATTGATTTATATTAGTGACTGTACCGGTGCTTACAAGATAGAAACAAAAATCAGTAGGTAAAGAAACATCAACATTACCTGTTATAGTCCCTCCTACTGCAGGAATATCTACATCAAATGTTGTTGCAGTAAAGTTTGTTGTATTCTTTACTTCAAAAGTATCATCCAAAGGTACAGATCCTGAACTGTAAGTTTTAAAGTCTAAAAATACATTCTGACCAATTTCTAAATTATGTCCAGAACTTAAAGTAACTGTACAAGTTGTTCCATTAGCAGAGTAAGTACCTGTTGTAGCGGAAACGGCATCTATTGTTTGTAAAACTCTTTTTGTATATCTAAAGAATATTTCATCAACATAGGCTCCACTGATTGCAGTATCCGTCAATCCAGAGTCAACGTCAAAAATTTTAGTAGCATTACCAACCGCTGTAGGAATCAAACTGGTTAAGAAAGATTGACCTGAAGAAACCGTGATTAATGTGGAGGCGGTTGCTGGACGATCCACCATTAATGGTTGTTTGTTTGAACTACTGCTTGACACTGTTACTTTCTAAAAGACTTAGTTTAATTATATAGGAAGGTTTTTTTCCTATTTTTTCTCTTTTTTTTCTTTTTTACTTTTAGCATCTCTAGCTTTATCTAAAGCTTCTTTGCGTTTTTCTTTATCAGACATTTTTTCACCACTACCGTCCTCTTTCTTTTTGTTTTTATTTTTAAAATACTCAAGAAGTTGAGGAGGCATTTTGCCTTTAACCATCAGAATTCTCCAATCTAGATACAGGTATTGATGATACAAAACGATTAGGAAGGTAATCTCCTCTAACAGTTGGGGCTCTCATATAATCCCTTTCTGCAGTAAAGATATCTAATCGTCTATCACCTGCCATTCTAATACGACCTCTACTTTGTTCAAAAGGATTTTTAGCAAGCTTTTCACCTTGCCCATAGATATCTCTATTTCTCCTTATGCCTAAAGTATATCCGAGTTGTGTTCTAGGTAAAACAGACATTTACACTTACCTATGATTTGTTTCTAAAAACAATCGTGTCCCTACAGCTACATCAGCTGGCCCTGGAAGAGCTTGTATAAATTCTGCACCTTCTCGGTTAAATCTGTATCTAGCTTGCTCTGGATTTCGATAATTTGGGACGTAGAGATGCATTGCAAGTCTATCTGTTTCATAAATGTATATTTCAGTCCAAGTTTTTAAAGTTTGTCTAAAATCAGATGTTGAAACAGTACGGTCAACGTCACCAAGAATACTTTCTACTCTATTTTTTGGAATATTATCATTATTAATACTACCCGTCATATCAGTTCTTTTCTCAGCTTCATCACATCTACTCACCTGTTCAATAATTTTACTGACCCAAAAAGAATCTTGTACATTATTTATAGCCTCTTCTAACCTAGCTTGATCACCAGCTGGTATAGAAGTAATGTTGTAACCTAGATGCCAACGTACTTTTGACTGTATAAAGGTATCGAGCTTCATTCAAACAAGTAAAATACACCTGTTACTAGTCTACTCTCACTAAGTTCTCTTTAAAAATTGCATCCCAATCAATTCTTTTAATACCCTTTAATTGTTCAAGTTTTGTATATCTTTCTCCTGTCATTGTTGTTTGAAGATCTTTTATATCTCTAGCTGTTTTTAAACCAACACCGGGCAAACTATCAGCTATTTGTCTTGCACTTGCAGTATTAATATTTAAACGTGTATCAAGAGGAAAAGTTTCTTTATTAGTTGGTTTTGCAGTTTTATCGCCAGTGGATTGCAGTTCTGCAGTTAATCTCTCCTCTGTTTTTATTTTTTCAGTAGTTGCTTCTAAATGGGGAATTAAATCGTCCTCGTGAACATAATCCACCTCATCATTCGCATTAACGACCATGAAGATGCCTTCTCCGTGTTGAGATATTTTCTCAACTAAGCCTCCAGTTACCTTGTGTTGATATAACATAATAAAAATTACTTTCTTCTAATTTAGCTTACCTTAATAATTTTTTATTGACAATAAAAAAAGCGAGTCGAGAGACTCGCCTTTTAGTAAATTTATAAAGATATAAATTATGAATCTGTTCCGCCAACCTGTGAAGCAAAGTCCACAAGAGAAGAAACATCACTCCAAGATACAGCAGCAGCCGGACGTAAGTAGTTAACTCTACAAACGATATAACCTGCTCTACCTGCATCTGAGTCATCTTGAGAGATGAACACTCCATCACCAGTGATTGTAGTGTTAGCAATAGCGTTTAAATTATACACTTTGAAAGTAGTATCCGCTGTTACTTTGTACATCATGGAATTAGCTGCATCACCTGCTGCTATTGTGCTTGTCACAGATGTCCAAGCTGGGAAATCTCCAGTTGTTGTATCTGCTGAGCCTTGAGCAAATAATGAGCTTGCTGCAGTTATAGAACTAGATGCAGCTGCTAAACCATTTAACTGTGTTGAAGGAACACCGAGTGGAGCACCACTATTGTCAGGTCCTAAAAGTAGGATCTCACCAGTTGTACCACCAAGATCTGCTGTGATAGGAGATGCTGGGAAGCTAGGAAGACCACCTGCAGGTACGTCTTGTGCGATAGCTATAGAAGCTCCATAAACATATGCAGGTCTTGCGGCATCTGCTTTGACCACTAAACTTGTGCGGTCATCTCTTACTCTGTCACTAACTCTTCTGTCTGGAGAAGGGACAGTGATATTGAAACTCTTATTGTTAGCTTTATCAGCTGTTAAGTTAGTTACTTTTACATAACCAACCTGTTCAAAGAGTTCAATTCCAGGCCAACCCTGTACACCCTCATGGTTAAATGCGGATAACTTGTTGATCTGATTTCCTGGTTGTAGGATTGCTCCTGCGTTACTCTTGTAAGTTGCCATTAGTTAATACCTCCTATTACTCTGTAATTGTGAAGGCAGTGGTAATGAAGTCCTTATTCAAGTTCGCAAACCCGGCATATAGTTGCCAAATCAGTATGATAAAGCGACTAAAATCGTCGTTGTTGTTAATTAGAACTTGAGCGTTAGGACCACCGATACCAACACCGATAGCTTGAGGACCAAAGAATAGTCCTGCTGGAGTTGTTTTAGATACAGCTCCATTTCCATCTCCAATATCGACCGTAATTGTTTTAGATGGGAAGTTTGTAGATTCAAAGAATCTTACTCCTTCAAATACGAATCCAGAAGGCATAACTGGCTCACCAGCTACGAACTGAGCCTGTCCATACTGACCACCGCCATAAATAGCTTGGTTAGGACCCATTGCACCCATTAAAGGTGAACCTTGACCCATTCCTGGATATCTAGCTACCTCACGGAAGCCTTGATCTGCTCTGAGATCCTTCATTAGTGAAGGGTCAGCTATGCAACGATAATATCCGTCTGCAAATACAGGTACGTGACGCTTTCTTAAACTCTTAACTACCTCAAGAAGGTCAGTTTTTACATTAAACTTGAAACGCTCAGAAGCATATTCTGTAGCAGAGTATGCGTTTAATGTTGTTGAGTTAGATTTTGTCTTACCATTTGGATAGTAGTAACCACCCTGTGTATCAGATGCAGCACCACGAGATTCAGATTTGAATAGTTCATCAATGAATACTCTGTCTCTCCATCTACGGTAATCGTCTAACAGTGTCAACGAACCGATTGATTGATGGAACATGTTTAAGTTTCCAGTATCAAGCAGTAAACGCTGAGCTGTCATTAGGGTTTCTCTAGCAATTTTAAATGTGCTAGGAAGATTTGAATTGTTAGGGTCAGCAGGACCTGTATATTCCCTAAGAGATACAAGTACTTTGTCCTTTACGATAGATCTGCTATTTGCTGTTCCGATAGTCTGATCCTGAGTCCTCTCTCTAGAG